TTGAGCCAAGAGGATACTTGCCCGGATCTCATAGCTCTTGCGCGCTTTCAAACAACTCATCCATCTCTACACCTGTCATACCCAGTGCAGTAGCCATAGCATCAATCCAAGGAGACACACGCTCAACTGTAGAACCGTACTCCCACTCAATAGACACAGCGGTCTTATCAGGCTCTTCCATGACTGCAATGGCGTCGTTAACCATAGTAAGCTTGCCTGCCTGAGACAGCGCTAGTCGTGCTTGACGCATAGTAACAACCATGTTCTCACGCTTGGTTGCTAGTTCTCGTGCTTCGTAATCGTCAATCTGAGACTGAGCAGTGACTGTGTTGCCGTCATCGTCCTCGTAGTCTTGGAACATATCCTGCTCTTTCCAAGCGTACACCCAGTTACCATCAGCGTCCTGCTCTACTCCGTTGCTTACCACAGACTTATAGTCCGCAGAAGGCGCTGGCCTAGGTGACGAAAAAATAGGGTCAATGCCTAATGCTTCGTTGACGTTTTCGTTCCATACTTTAGGTAGTGAAACATTAGGATTGTCTTTGCGGAGTTGGCCTTGAGATTTAACCTCACCCGTTGATCGTACTCTATATTCACTCATAGTTGATATTCCTATGCGATTGCGTAAAAAAGGTAAGTGCCACCAGAAGCGTTAGTGTTTGAATTACTAGCCTGTATAGTAAAACCTGTGGAGGCAACTTTTATTCCTTGCGTTACATAATCTGTTTCTTCATCATTAAAAGCATACAGCCTACTGCCAGAGTAAGCTGACGCGATGTAGTAATCATAGGAATAAAACCAGTTTCCGGTGGCATTTGTTCTTTTTATAACTACGAATCTAGCTCCAGCGGCAAAACCGCAGTCAATAGTTTGCTCATTTCCGTTAGCAGTGTAAGTACCGACCTTTGATATTCCATCAACAGATGCAAATAGGTAGGCTATCCAATCATAGTTTCGACCTATCATTGTGTCTGTATTCACAACAAAAGCCGTGCTTGTCGGCTGGGCATTTAAGCCTAAACTAGTGCCGTAAGACTCTGTTGATCCGGCTCCATTTCCATTTATAGCTGGATACTGCCTTACAGCGCCACTACCCGTAAAGGTGTGCGCGGCCCACCAGTTATAGCTGGCATTCCTAGCCTTCACCCACATCATTTCTGGCACTACGCCAAGATTGTGGTTTATTGTCTGTGTGCCAGAAGAACTACTACCTGTGTAACACACCAAATCAAAAAAACCGGGAGCGCGTCTAAAGCCATGCCCCACCATACTAGCTGTTGCACCAGAAACCCCTGCATGATATCCGTTTGAATAGTCAAACACCATGTTAGAGTCAGTCGCTTGAGCGTCAGGTTTATTTGTGAACAGTCGCTGACCTTGCATTAAACGAGAGCTAATTTCAGTGTTGTCTGGTGCGCCTCCATGCCTAGTAATAGCCAGATCTATCGTAAAGTCTATTGGATCACTCGCACTTGCATTAATTAACTGAAAAACAGGATCTCCAGACGTGTAAAAAGAAGGTGTAGCTAACAACTTGTCTGGGTCAAACTCTTCTGCTGGCTTGTTTGGCCTGCGGATGGCCATGTAGATGTATTGGTAGCCATTATCATTTTGAAGGCCTCCCCCCGCAGTTATTTTGAACCCAGTAGAGGTAGGCTTGTACGTTCCTGAAATGTTGTTTTCTGGGGAAGAGCTGTTCGGAATAAGGGCAGCTTGCGATGCGGCAGTGCCACCGGGGTTTGATGACCAATTTCTCATAACGTCAACGATCTGCCAACCATCAGAACCGTCGGCTGACTTGAGTAACAACCACTGAGGCTCAAACCCTAAATCAATTGTAGGGCCATCAGCATTTCCATTACCCGTGTAGCTCCCACACTTAATAATGGCTTCGTCTTCGTCTGTGCCAAAGTCTTGGGCGTCGTGGGCGAATAGGTAGGCTACATAGGTTAGATTATTGCCATTAGTAGTACTCGCATTAGAAACAGTAAATTCCGTGCTAGTCGGGTCTGTATTATTCCACGACGAATTAGTAGCTGATGCGGCAGTATCATTAAGATAAGTTATTTTGTTGTTTCCTGTGCTACGGTGATACACATACCAATCTCCTTGGCCGTCTAACCGCTTGACTATTATCATACCCGGAGCACTGCCAAGATTATGACTAACAGTACGGCCAGAAGTAGCATTCCCCGTGTACGTCACAATATCAAAAAAGCCCGGTGCCTTGCGGAATGACCATCCAACATGGTTTTGACCTGAAACAGATATCCCCGGCCCCATTGAAAACCCGTTGTTATTAAAAGCATAAAGATAACTAGTGCCCGTACTTCCTTGAGCGTCAGCGGCATTAGAGTAAATGACGTTTCCAGCACCTCTTTCAGTGTCAAACAAGTAATTCCAGTTGGCGTTGTTTCTACATTTGCCCCAAACCAGACCACCTTCACCGGACAAGTCAACGCCGTTGGTTATAGTTTGATTTGAGCCAGTACCTGAAAACAAAAACGTAGAGAACACATCGTCAACGTAGGTAGCTGAATCTGTAGCACCAGAGGCCGCAAGTAGTTTTAGCGCAGAACTACTCATTAGCCCATCGCCTGACCGGCAGTAAAGCCGTAGTAAGTGGTGCCGCCATCAATAGTAAAGAACACAAATACATCTACTCCATCGTTCGTAGCCGTCAGTGTAGGTGCTGTGGCCGCCGCCCAATCAACACTTGAAGGCCATGTAATGGTTCTAGCCGAACTGCCTTGAATTATCTTCAGTACAAACATAGAGACTTTCCCGCTTGCGGCAGGATTGCTAAAGGTGTAGGTGACGTTCTCAGTCAGATCGTGCAGAAACGAATTGCCATCACGCAGGTTGAGTGTCGCCGCATTAGAGCTAGACGTAATGGTAGTGGACTCGTCAATCGTGCCGTTGTCAAAGGTCACCACGCCGTTGGCGTCTGATGTGACAAGACCGGATGCTTGGGTTAAGCCTAATGTGTCTGGAAGCTTCACTGTATAGGTTGCTGAGGCACTGTGCGCTGGGCCTTGAACCGTAACTCCATGCGAATTGCTTTCACAATTAAACCGCATGGTTCCCGCGTTCGTGTTGCCGTATAGCTCAGTAAAGCCGGTGCCGTTTGGAAACAACTGGATGTTGCCGTTGGTGTTGGTGGACTTGATGGAGTTAGCGTTTAGCTCAAGGTTCTCAATAAGAACGGAGCCGTCCGACTCCTCGTACACCGCCTTTTCAGCGGGGTAAGCTATAAAGATAGACTTAGATCCTGCGCTAAGATTAACCGCCGACCCGCTGTTGGAGCTTTCCAGCACAGTCGTTCTTGTTAACGTGTTACCACTGCTGGCATACGTCCCCAAACCGACCTCAAAGGCCGTGTTTGTCGTATCAACGATTGCGTAGTAGGTGGTGTCTCCGTTAGACAAAACCGCCGAGAACGCTTGGAAATTTGCCACAGCACCCCCCAGCGATATAGCGCCTGTGCCCGTGGTAGTGGTTGTTTCTTTTACTCTGTCTTTAAGGACAAGTGCCATTGTCTTCTCCGATTAACTATTCTGGCTCAGTAGGCCAATTAATGCTGTTTGGGAAACCGGCTTGCGAAGGTACATCGCGCAGTCTCTGACGGTATGCTTGCCAAGCTGTTTTTTCGGTAGGGGCATCTGCCAAAACCGCCCAATCACTATCTCTTAATTTTGTGTCGCGCTCTTCGCGGACCTCAAGGGCCAATCTAGCGCCCGCACCCGCTTCGTACTCAGCCTGTGCCGCATCAAATAACGTCTGCTCTTCCGCTGACAGCGGAACAATTTCTACAGTATTTGTGACCAAATCTACAATTGTTTTCATCTCTAACCCTACATGTAGCTAATGCTAACGGTCCCGCTATCAAAGTTTCCATATCCGTTGTTGCAAATGACTTGCAGTTGCGTCAACTCTGCCGAAAGCGCAATACCGCCGCCGCCCACAAAGACCTTAGAGGATTGACTTGACGCGCCCATAGCATTCATGACCCAAGTGTTGTTGCTCTGCTTGGCAAGATGCACTATGCCTGAAAAATATTCACTAGATCCCGCATCATACAGCCACGTTAGGCTTTGAGTGTTGTCGGTTGTATCCACTGTGTTCTGCCCCTTAACCCATCCACCGGAGCTATGATATCCGCTAGTTAGAATTCCGCTGGACGTTCCAAGCCTAATTGCGCCTATATGGTTTGAAGTCGCCGTACTTGCCTGATGAAGGTTTATCCAAACATGGCTAACCCCCGACGGAATACCGGTAAAGCTGACTGAACCGCCCGACAGATTGGCATTAGCGACGACTGTTGCGCCCGCGCTGACACTAGCGAATGATAATGCCCCGCTTCCATCTGTCTTGATAAACTGATCCGCACTACCGTCCGCCGTGGGTAAAGTTAGCGTGTAGCTAGAGCCTATCGTCGCCGCCGCCTGCAACGCCACATACTCGCCGCCGGAGCTATCTTGCAAACGCAAATCACCCTGCCCCGTCAAGTCTACCTGCGTGGCTGTGACCGCTCCGGTAACCGCCCCGGTGACATTTCCGGTGACATTTCCGGTAAATGACGTTGCGGTAACGCCTCCAGATACAGACACATTTCCGGACGCATCTCGGTTTACAGATTTGTCCGCAGGGTAAGTGATAAACACTTCCTTGC